GAGCTGAAGGCAGCCATCAGCGGTGCAAAGCTGGGATGGACTACCGAGGCAGGCACCGAGGACGACAACGAGAACGGTGGTGATGCTGGCGACGACAACACCAACACCGGCAACCAGGGCGGCAACAACAACAATCCGCCAAGCGGGGAACTTGAAGGATAAAGACCACGGATTTCACGGATTTAACGGATTGAGGGACTGGCAAACGTCAGCCCCTCTTTAATTGATAGGAACTATGAAAGTAAAGACAGAAAGTATGAAGCTCGTCTGCGATGGTTGCGGCGAGACGTTTGAGACTGGTGAGGGTTACGTCTGCTATGCTGACGACCCAGACGGCAGTCTGTTGTGGAGTGATGCCAGCGCAAGCGATTGGCTTCAAATGGGCGACCGCCACTATTGTCCCGATTGTTGGGAGCGTGACGATGACGACAACATCCTAACCAAAGACGGACGTAAGTACAACGATGACCATGAACTGATTGCACAACCCGTCAACCCTGACGAAGTGCAAGATGGTGACATCCTCGTAGGCGGTGAATGCATCTTTATCTACAAAGGCATCGACAGTGAGAGAAAGTACGGTGGTACAGATAAAGCCATCATCTACTACGTATGTCACAACACCCACGACGGCTATGTCAGCATAGGGCCAAAGATAGGTGTAGGCTCGTTTGAAGGTAGCATAAACGCCGGTGTTCGCTATCGCAAGGCATACACTGATGAGCGTGACCTTCTGTTTGACAAGCTGAAGGCGAGAGGCTATCGTTGGGCAGGTCGTGATAAAGGACTAATCAAGGAGGGCGAGAAATGAGAGAAATCCTATTCAGAGCAAAGACCGTCAAGAACGTGCATTGGATATGGGGCGACCTATTCCACGCTGGCACGGAGCCAAGCGACGGGGAGTTTGCCATCAGCTATTGGGACGATGAAGACGGATGGATGAACGAGAACGTACAGCCTGGCACCATCGGTCAGTTCACGGGACTAACCGACAAGAACGGCAAGCGCATCTTCGAGGGCGACATCGTGGAGTGTGTCAGTTGGAACGAATACTTCAGCAAGGACGGCAAGCCAATGGAGCCATTCAGACGGAAGATGTTTGTCGATTATCGCAAGGGAGGCTTCAAGATGGTTGAGCCTATGCCCGAACCAATGAAGGACAACGAGTGGGACATTATCTGTAATGGTGACATCGTAATCATCGGGAATATCTACGACGACCCTCAGTTAATAGACATGAAACGCCTCGGCTAATTGTTCGACCTCCAAAGTTAAACCCATAAAAAAAAACGACAAATCATGTTTGAGAAAGTGAACCCAAGCCACCCGGACAAGGTGGCAGACAGGATAGCAGGGGCAATCGTTGACCTCTGCTATGCAAAGTCGGAGAACCCGAAGGTGGCCTGTGAGGTGCTCATCGGTCACGGCGAGTGCAACATCCAAGTGGAAACGAGCGAGCAGATCAGCGCGGAGGACATCGAGGCCATCGTGAGGCGCATTGCCGGTGAGGGCATCGAGACCCGTGCGCTCATCGTGCCGCAGGACATTCACCTGGCTGCCAATCTTTTGAGCCCCCTATGGCAAGGGGGCGGCTATAAAGCAGGGGTTGTAATGAGATTAGCAGCATAAATAATAGGAACTATGATCAAGAAGAAGAGAATGAAGCAGAAATTACCCATCACGAAGGATTGGAAAGACATCGAAGGATGGGAGGGCTACTACATGGTGAGCCGAAAGGGACAGATAATGTCCTTAGAGCGCACCCAGTTGCGAACAATGCCCGACGGCTCAAAGCAACGCATGGGAGTGAGACGTAAGTTGCTTGCGCTGAAGAAAGCGGCAAAGGGATATAGAAGGGTGCAACTGACGAGAGAAGGGAGGCACGAATATTTCTTTGTGCATCAGCTTGTGGCAAGGGCATTTGTTCCAGGCTATCGGCCAGGACTCGAAGTGAATCATAAGAACGGAATTAAAGATGACAACAGGGCTGAGAATCTGGAATGGGTTACTCCTCAGCAAAACATGGAACATTATCACAAAGTATTAAAACCAATGCGACAAGCTGCCGCAAGGCTTCAGCCCCCTGCATTATAGCCGTCCCCCGATTGGCGGGGGACTCTAAAGGTGTTATCTCGAATCCACCCGCACAGGTCATGAGGTCACGGCCTGCTGCAACATCGGAGATGAGTCGGTGGGTGGTGTACCCTACGCGGAAATTGTGGAGAAAGCCCGATTGTATATTCACACCCTCGGCGGCTTCGAGAAGTTTGCTATGTGGGGACTGATTAGACCGAAAGAATAAGAACACGGATTATCATTAATTACCCATTAATTTTTCACTAATACAAAAGAATTATGGCAAACATTGCAAAACCAAACGTAAAGAGAATCCCTTGGCAAGAGGGTATGAGAGTGACAGGTAAGTACGAAATGCCCGTTAAGGACTACGGCGAGTATCTGATGCGCTCAGGTAAGAACAAGCACAACACCCTTAAACGCAAGAAGCTGATGAGGGCTACGGCTTAGAGATTCACGTGGAGGGCAGGCTGGCGGAGCGTGACCGCACGGGATTAAAAGCGTCGGACGGTCTTCCCTTATTTATGAACATCAAAACGATAACGACATGATTAATTTATCGACACCCAGCGACAAACTGCTGGCAGAAATCGAAACTGATTTGAAGAAATTGGAGTGGTGGCTCAACAAAGTGAAAGGGCCAAACACTCGCAGTAGTAAACGTAAGGAACTGGCTCGACAGTACCGAACACGATGGGCTGAGGAGCGGAAACGCTTCATCGGTGAGACCGTGGAATACAAGTCGGCTCTGGGCAACCGCTGGTTCTGCTACGACGTAGTGATGAAGCCTGCCGGTGCGCCCGACATCATGGTAGGAGTTGACAAGTTCATCTATTGGGAAACGCTCGGAAGCATCGGCGCATTCCTGCCGCAATGGTGGACGGACGCTGAGACGATGACGGCACACCCTTCGTGCCTGATATATACCAGCCATTTCTTCCAAAGGTTCTGCGAGCGTGCAAAGATTCCGTTCCGTTCGCGTGAAATGGTGATGTCATTCGTTAGCGAGTTGAACTATAAGCCGTACAAAGAGGACACGGACAAGGACGGCAATCCAATCCTTGTGTTCCGCATGAATCACACGGGCTTTGCCTACGCAGTCCGCAGAAAGGACAATCCGCTGGTGATTGAAGTCCGCACGTATCTCGACGAGACGAACATGTCACCATCGAAACTGAAACGCTACGAAGAGTTGGCACAACGCATCGAGGCTGACGGCTTCGAGGATGATACGGCATGGCTCGGATTCATCCACGCTGCCCAGGCTGGCGAGTCGTTAGGATTCTAATTCTTCACTCATCACTCAGCCATCATCCATCAAAAAAAAGTAAGCAACAATGTCAAAAGTAAAGTATTGCGTGACAGAGCTCGCTGAAAGCAAGCTCGCTTGATGTCTATGCCGAGCGGAGTCAGGCTCGACGCGAAAGCGTCAAGGAAAAAGACCACGGATTTAACGGATTGAGGGCGACCATTTGGCCGCTCTCTTTAATTGAAGGAACTATGATTGAAAAAAATGAGATTCAGAAACTCTGCTCGTATCTACATCGAGTTACGGACAAAGTAGAGAAGCACGTAGAAACGCTTCGCTCACAGATGGAGCAAGGCGTGATAACGTGGGATGAGTGCGAACAATTGGCCGAAGCCAGCAACCTTGCTGAGTGGATAGGCCATCAGGTGCATCAGGTGGAAGGGATGGCAAAGGAGCAGCGTTTCAACCTTGGCTATCTGTACCGATGCAAGCAATCTGACCCCCTGGAAGTTGTTAAAGCAGGTCATCTGTACCGACTGCGCAAGTGGCATGGGACGTACATCGTATGCGGTGAAGGATTCGCCATCAGCGAGCGTGTCATGCCTGAGTATTTTGAGCGAGTAATGGAAGAGGAGGACAAGGCATGACACTCAATGGACTACTGAACAAATGCCGTAAGATTTCGTGGCTGTTGACATCAGGTGACATCCCATTGACGATGAACGGAGAACCCGTTGAAATCTATGATGTGACACTCGAAGGTGAGAACGGCAACTATTGGGCCGACATTAAAGTAATCGCAAAACCGAAAGAACAATGACCGACAAACAGAAAGAAGCAATCGGCGTGCTCAACAGAGTGCGCGAGAAGTTGACCGACGATGAGTACTTCACAATGCTGGAGTTCATCATTGAAGAAAAGCAAGTGACGTACATTCCACAGCCGACAATTCCGTGGACAACGCCACAACCTCTGCAACCATACTACGGCTGTAAGGGCGACCCGTTGCAACCGCCGTATCGAATCACTTGTGAACTGACAAAAGAATGACCTATGGCAAAACAAAAGACGTCGCACGCTTACGAACTGGAGTTGCGCAAAATGATTGAGGCACGAACGGGTGCAAAGATGGAGTTGTGGTTGATGCCGCAAGTCAGGGCAACAGCTATGAACATGGTCATGCTCGACAAGGTGCAACAGGAAATACTCGACGAGGATTCATTAGTCACGCCCGTGCCCGGCTCTATGGGGCAGATGAAGAACGAGGTCACGCCTCTACTACCACATTACGACAAACTTCAGCGCACGCTGCTGATGCAATTCGAGGCTCTGGGACTGAACTACTCCACCACCCCAAGCAAGGTGAAGGAGGATACGAAGAAGGGCATTGACGAGACCGACCCGATGGCGGAATATTATCAGAAGAGACAATGACAAAGGAAGACAAACTGAAAGCAATAGAGATGCTGGCGGAGGCTTACGACAATCAGTGGCCGACGCTGAACAGCATTGAGCCGCGACTGCGGGAGTACATCTACGACGTGGCGACCTTTGAGACGGCACACAACGCATACGAGGTGCTGGGGGCGGTGAAATTCTTACGGCTGCTGCGGACGTATGAGATCGACATCGAGACGTTCCGCGACGTAGTGTGGAAGTACGAGGGCCGCTGGGAGAAGACCGCCGACGGGCTGTGGCAACACATCGAGGGCGGACTGCGGCACCCTGGCACTACGGGGCCGACGTACTACAGGCTGCAACCGTTCCAGGTGTTCGTGCTCGCGTCGATGTTCCTGCTGAAAGCGTGGATCAATACGGAGTCTGAAATCGGCTCGCGTGGCATTGGCCCTACGGAGCAGGCCTTTCCCGACGGTTATATCTACGACCTGCGGCGGCTGTGCACCGAGTTCACAGACTTCACGCCACGTAAGACCGCCAAGACGCAACTGTCGGCCTTCATCCAGTTCTGGTACTTCATGAGCGGTGATGAGAACGCAGAATGCTATTGCTGCGCAAATGCTTCTGATCAGGCGAAAATACTTTTTACTCGCACCTCTCAACTAATTAGGCAGATGGACCCCAAGGAGCGGCGCATCCGCTTCACGGCATCGCAGGTGAACTGGAAACCCGGACAATTCCGTTCGGCCTCGCTCACGGCACTCTCTGCCGGTGGCAAGACGAAGGACGGACTCTTCGCGCAGCTCTGTTCGGCTGACGAGTACGGAAGTGCAGCCTACGTCAACGGAGCCAGCGACATGGGTAAACTTGTGAGCGTGGTCGAGTCGTCAATGGGTCCGCGCCGCGAGCCGATGACCTTCATCTCGACCACGGCGGGCATCATTCAGGCGGGGCCGTTCATCGACAAGTTGCGCGGCATCAAACAACTGCTGATGACCGAACTCGACGCGGACTATGAGCACGACCTATCGACCGACCGTCAGATGTGCCTGCTGCTGGAGCCCGACGAGTGGGAGCAACAGGACGAGGAGCTGCTGCTCACCTCGAAGGACGTGCGGCGCAAGGTGAACCCCATGCTCGGTGTCATCGTGCAGCACTCATTCTACGACGACGAAATCAGCAAAGCCCGCCAGAATCCTGAGAAGAAAAACGAGGTCATATCGAAGCTGCTGAATGTGTACCACGGTGGAAAGACTGAGGAATGGATTAAACCTGACGTTATCCGCCAGTGGCAAGATAGACTGCAACGGGAAATCGACAAGGGCGAGAAGTACGCCAGCCGCGTGGACCAATGCACCGCCGACAAGGGATGGGTGGTATTCTGCGGTATGGACTTCTCGATGGGCGACGACCTCTACGCTCACGGCTATCTGTGCGTGAATGTGCAAACGGGCGACCTGCTGGCCGACATGGACGCTTGGATAACGCAAGAGACGCTGGAGAAGATAAGCATCCGCCCGCTTTACGAGCAATGGATAAAGGATGGGTGGTTGCATGTGTGCGAGGGTGGCGTGATAGATACGGAGATACCCGTGAAGCGTATCATCACGCTCACGGAAAGCGGCGTGAACATTATGCGCATAGGTTTCGACCCCTACCGCTCACCAGACCCCGTGAACATGCTCAAAGCATGGGTACACTCACTCGGACTGAAGCCCGACGTGTATGTAGTACCGGTCAGTCAGACCCTCGCGACGTACAACCAGCCCGTCGAGCAGCTCACCGCCATCATCAAGCACCCCAACGGCCTGCTGCGCTTCTCGCCCAACCCACTGTGGCCCTACTGCTTCGGGTGCGCTGTGCTCGAGAAGGACACGCGCATGGAAAATAAAAAACCAATTAAGAGGAATCCCGGATCTGATGCCTGTAAAGTGGACCCGATTCAGGCACTACTGTCTGCTTGGATATGCTGGAACCACGTGGAAGGCAGCGAAATGCCGGTGGAATAAAGAACAAATATATGAGCAAGAAAAAGCGCAGATTGCATCCGCTCGAATTAGCGGAGAAGAACGCATCGTTTGATATTCTTAGATACATTCGGAAGAAATACAAAGAAGCATTAATAAAACGTGCAACGTGGAACTGTCAGACGACGAAACAACGAATTGAACGAATTGAACGAATTAAACGAATTGACACGAATTATGGATTTATCATTTTATATTTTGTTGCTTGCATTTATCATTCTACTTGCGGCATACATGAAAAAGTAACCATTAATTAAATGGATAAGGTAAACCCCTGCGGGCATTGTGCCCGACAGATAGCAAGCAGGAAACACCTGCCCAAGAAGTATCAACGCCTAAATTATTACACAAATGGCAAAAAGAAAAAACATGAAGGCTGACAAGCCTCGGTATGTTGGTACCGTTACGTTTGACGGCAACATACAAGTGAATCTCCACGGAGAAGTGAAAACCCTGCGAACCGACATTGGCGGTTTGGGATTACAGAAGGCAAATCCAAACAAAGAGCTGTTGGTGCTGACGCGCGACCACGTTGGCTATAACGAGATCGATACCGGCTACATCGTGCGTTCCAAGAGGTATGACGACGGGCAACCGCCTTACTTCGGACTGAAACACGAACCCGATGCTGACGTCTGGGGTTGTCACAACTACTGTGATGTGATTGCCTGGGGCTATGCCGATGGCGGACTGAACGACCCGACGCTGTTCTACTCATGCCAGTCAACGGTTGAAGAGGAACTGGCCCGCGAGCGTTATCGTGCTGAGCATGGTATGAAGACACATGCCGAGCGTCTGGCCGAGATGGAGGCTGAAAGCGAGGAAGAACAGCAGCCAGGACTGACACTGAAGTTCAAGCACGACGGCGACCAAGTGAAGAGTTCGGCATCGTGGCCAAAGCATGACCCTGCGCTGGTGGTGGATATGCCGGAGCGCATGGGCGTGTGTGGCGAAGAGTTCGTGAAGTTCACCGAGGCTCACCCTGAGATTAAGGAGATGCACTTCTACACCGAGCCGACGGAATGGGAAGAAGATGACGAGGAGGTGGGCGAATAGCCACCTCCTTTTGTTATTATCAAGAATTAGAGAATTATGATAGTAGATAGCATGACCCACGAGGAGGTCTATCAGGAAATAGAGCGGGAGCGTGATGCGGTGACGATATGGTGGCGACATCAGCTGAACGACCAGCGGCGACGGGCTCTTAAATGTACACGATTTCCCATGCACATCTGGCGCGAATACACCTCGACACGGAAGAACCGCTACGTGTTCTTCAGCCGTGTGTTCGACAAGCACATGAAAACCATACTGACGGGTATTGCCGTCATCCGCCACACCAGCGACGGCATGACGGTATATACCACATGGCTGAGCGACCAGCGACTTATATCGCCAATGGTGCTGACACTCCACATGTGGAAACGGTATGCCGAGCGTGCCAAGGTGGATAAGCACGGCATCGAACTGCTGAAGCACTACTTCTTGAATAACCCGCACGGCAAGGACAGCGACAACCAGCGCGTGGTGGGCCGTTCGGTCAGATGGAACGGTGAGGATCATGTGTCGTGCTGTGTGCCTGACGGCGTACTGCTGGGTCAGCAGTCAGGGCGGATATACATCGTGCGGACATTCATCACCTACGACATGTGCACTGGACTTCAGCAAGAGGAGTTCGAAGGATGCAAGCGGCAGATACTGACCGACAAAGAAATATACGAAGAAGCAAAAAGATTTTATTAAGATGAAAGAGGGCTGATGTGATAGTCGGCTCTCTTTATTTTGAACACGGATAAAACGGATTAAACGGATTACACGAATGGAACTACGAGAAATAAAAGGATTCCCAAACTACATGCTGAATGCCGACACTGGCGAAATCGTCAGCAAGCTGACGCGAAACACGACACTGAAGTTGCGGCAGATTCCCAACCGCCCGTCAATGGGCGTACAGATGATTCAGGAAGGCAAACGGCGGTGGATATATTACAACCGACTGATGTATGCCATTCAGCACGGCATAGGCTACGACGACATACCAGAAGGAATGTTTGTCGTGAAGGATGACGAAGGGGAATTGAAGGTCATCACCAAAAGCCAGCAAGTAGAGTTTGCCAACAACTACGTGAAGGCAGCACGGCGGCGCGAACGGCTGAAACGCATAGACGACAGGATTCACGAACTTGAAATCATGCGGCGTGCATACAGTAAAGGTGGCAACCACATCGAGGCCGCTCAGTATATCGAAAGCCGCAAGACGTTGCTCATCTGTCACCATCAGAAACGCTATCATGTATCCCGACAACATGCAGAGGACATCTACGCTTTAGCATTGGAGCGAATGATAGACCGGATCAACGACCCCGAAAGTCAGGTATTGGAACTGACCATCTCGATGATGGGACTGATGAACAAAGTAAGGCAGCGGCTGTCAAAAGAGCGTCCTTTAGGGCTAAGAAACGAAACACCGAGTAATTCACTAATAGGTAAAGAGCGATGAAACAAAAGAAACGAGTATATCTATCAGGCCGCATGAGCGGACTGCCGGAGCACTTCTGGCGAGTCCGATTTGCTATTAAGGCCGATTGGCTAAGAACGTTTGGACACGAGGTTGTGAACCCTGCGGCAACGGTCATCGCCAAGCACTTATGGCTCTATCGTATTGTTGGTTATCGCTGGACGCTGTGGTACGATCTTCAGCTATTGAAGCAGTGTGATCTCTTTACGATGGTTGGCGACGACTGGCGGCAGTCACGCGGCGCAAGATTAGAGAGAATGAAAGCAAGGAAGTGGAACATTAAAGAATTGAAATAGTTATGAACAGCGAAGAAAAAGCAGCAAAGGGGTGTTTTTGGACCCTGATATTGATGATTTCGCTCAGCTTTATGCTGAACGTGTTTTTGTTAATGTTGTGTCATAAGGAACCTTCGGTGGTCATCGAGCATGACACGATATGGAAAGATACGACGATATACCAGCCACAGGCGGCGGAAACGATTAACACGGGACGGGTGGTGTATATAAAGGTGCCACATCCGACGGCGGAACCGTCGGACACCGTACATGACACAATCAACGTGACTGTTCCCATCATGCAAAAGCGGTACGACGACAGTCTATACACGGCATGGGTGAGCGGATTTGAACCGGCACTGGATAGCATCAACCTGCGACTGCCGACGATCACCGAGACCATCACACAAACCATAGTGAAGCCGTCGCCTGTATTTACCTTTGGCATTCAGACAGGTGCCGGTATTGGCGCATTCAGCCGACAGCCAGACATCTATATCGGCGTTGGCGGTCAACTTAATCTATGGAGGAAATAGTAAACCGAAAACGGGGTTGTGCAAGTTTGTTGAAATGTATAACTCCAAATTTTGAAAAGAATGATGAAAAAGATTTTGTATTTCGTATTGCTGTTCCTTTGGGCAATGGGTATACTGGGTGGCATCGGTTACTCCATCTACGGTGGCGCATGGCCCATCGCAGTCGGTGTGGTGGTTGCAGGCGTATTGAGTTGGCCAAAAGTGAAGTCATTGTATAACAAGCTGAACGAATAGCCCTATGGAAATAACACTTGAAGCAATCATCTCGTTCATCGGCCTGTTCGTGGGCGGTGGTGCGGGTGCCTTCTTCACATGGAGGTATCAGAAGAAAAAGGCGAAGGCCGAAGCTGAGTCGGCAGAAATAGACGCTGCCAAAGACCTTCAGGACATGTACCAGCAGATGTTGGCAGATGCGAAGACCGACCGCGAAGACCGCAAACAACAGATTGATGAACTGCGGGCAGAACGCGACCACTACAAGACCGACCGCAACGAATTGCGCGAGCGCATGGAACAGATGGCCCGCTCATTCATGGACTGGCGCATGGAGGCAGACAACGACCGTTCGGCCATGAAGCTGAGCATCGCCAAGCTTGGCAGAAAGGTGGAGATGATGGCCCCTTTTATGTGCGGCGACCTGTCATGCAAGCACCGCCAGCGCGTCGTCATATCGGAAAACGGGGAGATTAAGACCAAGCGACCCGAAAAGCCAACTAAGAAGCAAGAGAAGAAACCAGCAGACATAGAGCCCTTAAACAGCGACGATCTATGACCACCTATATCAGTAGAAACTTCACCCTCGAAGAACTGTGCGCAAGTTCTACCGCCAAGGCGAAGGGCATCCGCAACAACCCAGGGCAGACGGACATCATCAACCTCTGTGCGCTGGTACATCAGGTATTGCAACCGTTGCGCGAGGCTATGCGCGAACCGATTAAGATTGGCAGCGGCTATCGCAGTCTGGCACTCAATCGTGCCGTCGGCGGTGTGAATAACAGCCAGCACATGAAAGGCGAGGCGGCAGACCTCTGCATCGACGGCGACCTACAGAAGGGCAAGCGGTGGTTTGAGTGGATCAAGAACCATTGCGACTTCGACCAGCTCATCTGGGAACACAATGCGAAGGGTTCCTACTGGGTCCACGTCTCGTATCGTGCCGACGGCAAGAACCGCCACCAGATTATCAATAACCTATTAAAGAAGTAAGCGTATGTTCGGCAACTATCACAACCCCAACGATTTTTGGCAGCACCGCGACCCGCATCAGCACATGAGCGAAGATGAACGGATGGCAGTTGCCATCATTCAGTGCGTGGCGTTTATCGTCATGTTGATAGTGATGTTGCTATTGTGCGCACTATTTTGATAGAAACCAATAACGCTGCTGAGATAGCAGTCCCCTCATTTCAATAGTTAGTTTGTAGATTTATTATTTTTTCATAGCAAAGAATTTTTAGTAGATTGGACAGGCTCGCAGCGGCGGGCCTTTTTTATCCTTGCGGCGGAACCGCAAGGCGCACGACCAACCATAAACCATGAAACACAAAGCCATGAACCGTGCTTGGTAAACCCCAAGCCGCTTTTTGTCGGATAAGAAAGAAACGATAAAAAGCAAAATCAATATGAAGTGGTTGACACTTGAACTTATTAAGCGTAACTCGCGCATTGACGGCAACGATGAAGATGAGTTGCTGATCGAGAAAGGCGAGCAGGCCGAGGACCAGGTACTCGGCGACATCGGCCGCACGTACCAAGAATTGATTGAATGGAAGGGCGGCGTGCCGTCTGACTTGGTAGCTGCCTCGCTGATGCTGGTAGATGCAGCCTATCATCAGCGGTGTGCAATATCGAACATCCAGTGGTACGTCATCGCATTCGGCTATGAGTCAAAAATTAAGAAGTACGTTCGACTGGCTGACCGCAGCTCGTATGACGAGACAACGGGTGGCTACGTCATCGGCTCGCAGCTGAAGATTCTGGTCACTGCCGAGTTGCCCGGCGAACTGAAGATGGAAGATGTGCCGTTCACCGTTGTGGTCTATAACGGCGACGTGCAGAACAAGCAGCATATCTACGACAAGTCGGAGTGCCTGCTGACCACCGACGGCGACTACGTGGCAATGGTCGACACCGACGAGCTGGGCGTCGGTCAGTATATGGTCAAACTGACCGTGCAGATACCAGACACCGACTACCCGTCTGGCTATCGCAAGGAAATCATCCGCATTAATCCGAATGTAAAAGTAACCGGCTAACACAATGAAGGCAACAGCACGAGTCATCACCGGCTCCATAAGGGGCAGAGCGCAGGGCATGAGCAGTCCTGCCGCTGTTGCGTATACGCTGCCGACTGGCGTAGGCGGACAGGCTCGCGCCGTCGAAGAGTCTGACATCGCGAAGTTCCTGTACGTCACGCCCACAGAACCGCAACAGCTCGTATGGTTGGTGCCTCAGTACGGCATAGACTATCGCGTAGAGTCGAACACAAATTGGACAATCAAATAATTTAAACGTAAAAAGATATGGCTTATTCAGCATGGCTCATACCGAGCAAAACATCAGGTAGTGGCAACGATACCGTCAACGTGACGGCGGGTGCCGACAACACGGGACGTAATGCCCGTAGTACAAACATGACCTTCAAGGCGGCCAACTGCGAAGATGTGGTGCGCCAGGTGACGCAGGCCGGTAAGCCGGAATTCGTCGGCATTCAGGCCACGGCAGCGATTGACAAGACAGGTGGCACCATCACCATTACAGGTACTACCAACTCGTCGAAGTTGACATTCTCGCTTGCAAGCGGCGGCACGTTGGAATTGACGTTGCCAAGTTCATATTTGGCAAACAGCGTCTCGACAAACAACGGCGACGTCATCAGCGGCGACCCAGGCGCAAGTCAGGAGTTCCCGTTCTCTATCCAATTTGCCAACGTCGGTGCCAACCCCACCATCACGGCTAAGAGCGTACAGCTCATCGTGACAGACAACGCTGGCAATACCGCCACATGTACCATCACGCAGGCTGCTGGCGATCCTACCCTCGCAGTATCTCCCGCAAGCGTACAGCTCGACTGGAATGCTGCATCGGCTCAGACCTCGGCATCGTTCACCGTTACTTCTAACACCAACTGGAGTGTTGAATAATGGCACAGATCAGCATACCTTGGAACGACGGCCCCGGCAACATTGTCCTGACCTACACCGGTCAGGGCAATGGCACCGTGACTGTCACCTCGGACACTGACAACCTCGGACACGACCGCCGGCAGGTGGTGACGTTTGTAGTCACTGACGGTGCCATCCGCGAGGCGTTGGTGAGCGACAGCGGTCATCAGCTTGTTACGAGTGACGGTCATGCGCTGACGTGTCTCAACGGAGCGATGAAGGTGCAGGTGACGGTCATTCAGCCCACAGGCATGAAGGTGCTCGTAACCGCCAGCAACCACAAACTTGTGACAGTCAACGGACGCGAGCTGTGGTGCCGTCCTTCGAATTAGGATTAAGAGTTAAAAATCAAGAGTTATGGTACAATCATCAGGATTTAGAAACAAGCGCGTACATATCATTAACCGCGATGCCGATGCGCAGGGAGAATTCGGTCGTAATTCTGGCGGTCGTGCGTATAAGTACGCCACGACGGTATGGGCCAGCGTTCGGTTTTCAAAGGGCGTAAAGTCGTTGCGCGAAGGTGCGCTGGATGCCTACGACACGTTGGTCATCGGCATGCTCTATACATCGAAGATAGACCGCGAGTCGGCTATAGTATATGACGGCAGGACGTTTCAGATTCAGTCGTTCAACCGCGACTATCAGAACAACGAGATACAGCTGACGGTGGTAGAATGGCCAGGCAAGGACTTTTCGACGCTCATCCCGCAACCATCG